GCGAGTTATCTCGCAAATATCGAAGAAGAATAAAGATTTGTATATATTATAGTACATGACCAAGATTATATCAGCATACCAATTATACGCAAAATCATTGGAACTTTCAGCTGAAACTAGACTTAAAACACCAAAACGTCCCAAATCTAAAAGTTGTTGTGTAAATTGTAGAGGTCATAAAGTCATCAGAATCAAGTGTCTAACAGAACTTGAGGGAGACTTTAAATTAATAGACTGCCGAAGATGTAATACCAGAATTTCGCGAGTAGTCCGTAAATATCCCCACAAATCATGGGAAGAAAACTGGAATAAATTCAATTAAAATAAAAAATAATATCAATAATATATGCTCTCCATAAGATCTTCTCTTTCACCTCGGCCATTAAAAAAGGGTATTCATACATCGAACAATGATGAATATATCAAACTGAAAAGAAAGCTAACACAAACAACAGTAATTTATGGTACATCGTTGACTGTATCCTATTTTATAGGTCAGGGTGTCGAAGCTGGAATATCATATGGCGTAGGACTGGGAACATCACTGGCATACCTAGATACGTTGTATTCCAAGGTAGATAACATAGAGAAAGGAACCATGGAAATGCCCATTTTATTCCCAATTTGTTTAGCTATGGGCGAAGGCATATGGAATCACACACCAATCCCATTTGAATTTGACTATGGAGCGACATTATTTGGATTTCTTACATATAAAATTGCATTATTAAGTATTCTATACGATAATATTCGTAAAATGTTACTAGAGCAGAATAATGAATGATTTAAAATATTTTATTAAAATAACATGTATATTTTTAATAAAATATTCAGTGGAGGTTTTATTAATCAAGTATGGAACGATATAAATATCAAACGGACATTAAGTTACTTGTGGGGTGAATAAAACGGTGACATGGGATCCTGAATATATTTAAGTGCTATGGTAATGGTTGGAAATGTCCAAGCCCCAAACTTGACACGGCCACTACTTGGATAATAGTACCCATCGAAATCACCAAAAGTGGCCTTATGTCGAATACCCATATAAAAAATACAATATTATTTTATAGAGAGATGAGTGTCAGTGTGATTATTGGAAATATGTTTTCCGGTAAAACATCCGAACTGATACGACGACTTAAGCGCTATAAAATCATTGGCAAACGGGTACTGGTCGTCAATTGCGCAAAGGATACCCGTTCGCCAGAAGAAGTGGTAAAAACACACGACGGTATAACATTTGAGTGTATAAAAACAAAAACACTCAATGAAATCATACACAAAAACACATTCAAAGACGCGGAAATTATAGCCGTAGATGAGGCGCAATTTTTTTCAGATCTCAGGAGATTTTGTGAATTGTGTCTCAGTAAGAATAAGTCGGTGTTACTTGCTGGATTAGACGGCGATTACAGACAAAGAAAATTTGGAACACTCATAGATTGTATCCCAATGGCGGATGAAGTCGTGAAATTATCAGCGTTGTGTATGGATTGTATGGATGGAACACCCGGTCCATTTACAAAAAGAACCATCGAATCTGACGAACTCGAACTCATTGGAGACAAAGACATCTATAAATCCGTCTGTAGAAAACATTTATTTCTCAGGTAATACTATAAAATGTCGTCCGGTTCCGAAATCGTCGAAGTCCCCAAAAAGGAAGAAAAGAAATCGTTTGACCTCAGTGTGTTAAAACCGAAGCCGGGAATGATCCGGGTTATTATTTTTGCCGCCATTATCTTGGCGATCTTGTCCATGTCTCGTCAAAATGTGCGAAGTCCCAAGATGATGTTAAGTCTCGTCGCTGTGTTTTTAGGTTTAACGCATATGTATGATCACGTCTTCCTCATCCAACGTAAGGAAGAATATTGTGATAAATGTGGTCACCGATAAAAATCCTTGTGTCTATCCGCCGAATCTTCTATCTCGCATACACGTTCCCATGCTAATTTACAACCTATACAATGAATGTCATCCTTACATTCCTCACGTGCATCATCGATTGCGTCCGAAAGAACCAATCTATAACGCACCTGATGAATATGAGAATCTAGAGTACTGAACATATCCCTGACAGGAGTCTCGTATAAAGTCTCCAGTGCCTTTCGTGTGATAATAGACTCCTTTTCGGATAACGAATAACCCTGATCAACTCGTCTCGAGGCTCTGACGCCTACAGTCCGACACTGTGATGGTCTATTGTTAAACATAGAATAGCGAACCATACTACTTTATGTTTAATGATATTTTTTAATTACATTTATTAGAAGAAATTATCAGTCCTATACATTTTGGTTTGATACGTACCATCCTTGGAGACAACAGAAACACTCTCACCTCCATAAAACTCGGGACATCCGATATCCTCTGTACATTCCCTACCGTTATGGACGAGAGGTAACGGGTAAATTTGATTGCCTGGTGTGGTGGTGTAATAATGGTATCTGTCTCGTCGATTCCGAACTTCCTTCCCGTATAATGGGAGTGCCTCCTCGTCGTTACCAATCAGTATTCCCATTTGTTGTGTTCGACCCGGTTTGTACTTCTTGATGGGAGCATTTCTAAATTCGGGCTGCCGCCTGACGTCTGGTAAAGAATTAACAACGATGGGCTGATGGGGCCTTCTCGATGGAAGACGAATAACTCGCGGATTCATTAACAAAATTATAATCACGACCAATAAACCGACAATGAGAAGAGAATTGCGAGCACCCCTCTTCATTTAATTAATACTGGGAATATTATTTACGACGGGAGTTGATTTCTTCTGATCCCGATACACACCCACCATGAGTCGGATCGTTACCGCCAAAAAGGAAATTGCCCAAAACAACCGGAGTTTCGTTTCTTTATTCATACTTACATTTAATAAATATTATTTATACCTGCATTTTAGAAATACGTCGAGCCATATAAAGAATCAATATGAACATGACGATGTTAAATAAAGTGACACATATCAGATATGGAAAAATTTTCTTTCTTAAAGGTTCGACGACACGTTCTTGTAGTGCGGAATTTTTCGTCACAATATCTATTGCCTGATTAGTAAGATCATCGATGGATTGCTTCATTAAAATAACGCCACAGAAAAATACTGAAAATAAAATCACGATACATAAAAGGGAATTTAAAATATTACAAGAACACATTAAATCAAACACAAACGTGATTATATGTGGAAATGTAGGAAGCGGTAAGACACATTTTCTGGATTGTATCCTTAATGATAGGAATAGTATCGAGATAACACATGAAAATATATCAAATAAAACCGCGTTTCTGGATCGTGTTAGAGGCTCCCATAAACATCTGTTTATAGACGATTACGACCCCACATACTACCCATATAAAAATATATTTCAAAGTATATGTGATGGGGTTAAATATACCAATGGTTCCCATATAATAACAACCAGTAGTTTCTATCTAGGAGTACCAAATTTTGAGGTGATTTACCTACCGGTTCCATCTATTAACAAATTATTGAGTATAGATTCTAGAACCGGAGCTAAGGCGGCGGCCGAAAGATCACACGGTAATATCAGAAACTTTTTATCGTATCTAGATGATGAATCCGATGAAAAGGATATTTTTAAAACGCCGAAAGAGTATATATACGATGTACTTTGTGAAAGCACGAATGATATACTATTAGATAGTAGATTAACCGAACACGGTCATATATCAGATATATTCCAAGAAAATTACATAGATTCCAAAAATGTAAATTATGTGCGCGCCTCGCGTTCTTTCTCGGACACAGATATATATGATTCATCGATATACGCCGGATGTTGGGAACTCATGCCATATTATGCGTTATCGTCGGTTTCTATACCAAAATCATGTATGGGGAAACCACTCAAAAGGGAAAATATTAGACCCGGTAGTTCATGGACAAAGTTTGGAAACATGAAAATGCGATATCAAAAAGTAAGAGCTATAAACCGTAGAACTAGGAATATAGGTGTATCGGTCGGTGTGGATGAATTATGTTTGTTAAAAAAGCGTGCCGAACAGGGAGATATAGACATTCTCATGAAATATAATTTATTGCCGGCGGATTTTGATGTCATGAATCACCTCGCAATTTCAAGCAAGTTAAAACAGAAACAGGTTACTCATATAAAAAAGTCCATGAAAAATGCCCTCCAAGGACAGTGATGAAACGGAAGATAAAAGTGATACAACACAAGTCATAGGTAACGAAATACTATTTTATGGTGAAATATCGGTGGAGAATATATTAGAATTTATAGAAAAGTTTAAGAAACTTGAAATAGAACTTCTCAAACGATCCGCAGACCTCATAGACTATTCGCCGGTGATACGGGTTCATATCATGAGCGAGGGTGGTGATATATTTAGTGGAATGAATGCCATGAATGTAATAGAGAGGTCGAGGGTAAAAGTAATCACCATAGCACAAGGAGCGTGTTGTAGCGCCGCGACATTTATGTTGATGGGTGGTCAAGAGAGAAGGATTGGCCAAAATGCGTACGTGCTCATTCACCAACTGAGCACAGAGATATGGGGTAAATTTCATGAAATCAAGGATGAATTGAAATCCTGTAAAAAATTCATGAAATGTATAAAAGATCTTTTTATGGGTAAAACGGAAATCCCCGAAAAGAAATTTGACAAATTGATGAAGAAAGATTTATATTTAGATGCTAAAAAGTGTATCAAGTATAAGATAGTTCACGCGATCGACTGATGTGTGTATATCTAACATATAATCCCACCACACAAAATACAATAAAAATTATAGAAAGTGTATTTAAATTCATGGGCACTTCTGTGACTTCTGGAGGCCTAAGTCGCGCCATTCTACCGTAATTAACTACTGGTATCATTACTAGAGGACAAGAAAATAATGGAACGCATCGTGCGCGAAGACAAAAATGGACGTCAAAGGTTTACCGACATTCGCGTCGAAGACCTCGGAAACGGAACTGCGGATATCGTGAAAGTCACGGGGATCATCGGTGGAAAGACGACCGAGTCTCGAACGAACGTCAAGACGGGCTACGAAAAGGCACTCGGACGTGCGCAGACCATGTGGAATAATGAACACATGAAGGTGACACACATCATGCCCATGTTGGCAAATAAATGGGAAGATCGTCACAAGTACATTTCAGAGCCGTTTTACGTCCAACCGAAACTCGACGGTGTTCGTCTTTTAGTGTCGAAGACTGGGTGTTATTCACGAACGGGAAAACCGGTCCACGGCGTCGAGCATTTGGGGTGTGAACTCAAAGATGGGGAATGGCTCGATGGTGAAATGTACGCACCGGGCATGACCTTCGAAGACATCACGAGCGCATTCAAAACGAATCCACACGCGCTCACATTTTATGTGTTTGATTATTTTGATACGAACCGTCCAGATTTGCCGTTCGCGGAACGTCAGAAGTACACGACGGTCGAGACCGTGCTCGTCAAATCAAAAGACGATATCTCCATGTACCACGACCAATTTGTCGAACAGGGTCACGAGGGCATCATGATTCGCGATGCCGTGAGTACGTACGAAATCGGTAAACGGAGTAATTATCTTTTGAAATACAAAGAGTTCCAGACCGAGGAGTATGAGGTTGTGGGTGTGAAGGAAGGCACGGGGCGTGAGAAAGGGGCTGGCATTTGGGAGTGTCGCACCGGGAATCGCGTGTTCTCAGCCAAACCCGAGGGGACCTTGGAATTCAGGCGACACTTGTTTCGGGATCGTGAAAAGTACATAGGTAAAATGCTCACGGTTCGGTTCCAAAATCTCACGGCACTCGGCGTGCCTCGATTTCCGGTGGGTGTGGCGATTCGCGATTATGAATAATGTTAGTGAATTTTAATATGCAAAGAATAGCTGTTGATCTCGATGAAGTCCTCGTTCCGTTCGTTCGACCCATGGCTGCATGGCACCGACGCGAAATGCCCAGTGCACGCAAATACAAATACGTCTACAGGGACATGTTCCAAGTGTCCGAAGAAGAATCACAACGCATGGTTCGTGATTTCTATAAAACGCCCGAGTTTTTGTTCCTTCACCCGATCCTCGGGTCGCAACGCGCGATGTTGCGCATGCGCCGAGGTGCAAATAAAATGTACATCGTGACGGGACGCCAAGACGCCGCGCGAGAACAAACGGAATTATGGGTCGATCGAAACTTTCCGGGTATTTTTGATGACGTCATCCTCACGAATAGTTATACACCCCACGAAGTTTCAAAAGTGGATATATGTCGGTCTCTCGCTATAAATTCTATTATCGATGATAATATCAGTATATGTAATGATTGTATCAACAATGGGATAAAAGCTATAAATTTTATCGGTGATGGTACAGAAATATATCCGTGGTGTTGGAATCCAGAGTTTCCGGAAACAGATATGTTAAAAATGCAATACGGGTGGAAGAAATGGAAACCGTATGATATTTAATTATCCGCAGTGGTACGTGCATCCAACAAATGCGGCTGTGTGTACTTTATTAGCTTCGGTTGTAATTTTACCATCCGCGTCCAAGTATCGAATCTTGTACGCCTTCTCCGTGGCGCCCGAGGGATCGTCTTCCCATTGGAGTTGGCCGTGCTCGTCGAGAACGTTGACGAGTTCCTCTCGAACCTCGAGTGTATACCCTTCTTGTTCGGTGGTAGACTCTTTGCGTTCTATCTGTTGGTACGTCGTGGTTTCAATTTCGGAGTACGTCGCTTGTACGTTTGACTCTAAATTACTGTATTCACCCGGGGAAATCTCACCTTCTTCGTTTGAGTACCGCGTGGTCGTGATCGTTTGTCTATTCTCTTCTGTGAGGTTCGAGTACCTTTCGAGTGCGACGTCCTTGTAGGTCGTCGTGACCCAGTAGTTGACGTTCGAGAGTTCCTTGACAATTTGCTGAACCGGTTGGGTCACCGGCTCAAAGTCACAATCCATCGTGATCTTGGCGACCGTGTAATTAGCCAAGAATTCAGAGTCTTGTTTCATACCATACCCTGCGACGTTGGACGTCGTGATGTAATCACCCGATTCGAGGTTACCATTAATATTTGTGACCCAAATAGCGCCTTCGCCGACCGAGTTGATGTACACACGGGTGTCACCATATTCTTTTTCTGAGATGGACACAAAATTGCCGTATACCTCTTCCCGAGTCTCCGGGTCTTCGGATGCTGAGATGACACCGAAACATTTCTTGTCTTTGGACCTGGCTGATATTGTCACTATAGGTAGAGACTCGTTCGTTGTGATGGCGTTCGAACCGACCTCGATACCACCACTCATTTTAATATACTTATTTTGGTCGGCAGATACGATGAGACCTTCTAAATCGGGGGCTTGCGTAAAAGGTACATCTTTGATGAATGTTCTGTGTTGACCGGTGAAATTGATTTGTGAATTGCCTGCGCCCCAATTTAAATAGCCTCTGTTTCCCGCCCGCCAGAAGTAAAGGTGGGAGTTCGCACCTGAATGGTACATTTGCCACTCCGTACTTCCACTGGAATGATACGCTTTAAGCGTCAAATTACACTCTCCACTGTTGGTATCTCTTTCTATTATAATTCGGGCCGTAGTTGTAGGATTATACACGTGTAATCTCTCATCTGGACTCGCGGTTCCGATGCCGACGCGGCCGGACGAACCCCTAAGCATCATCATCGGGGTGTTGTGAAGCCAGGCCAAGAATCCAAGGTCATTATTTGACCCATTTTGAAAGTGCTG